ATGTCCATCGGTTCTGTGCCTCGTAACATATTGACAAGATGGTAACTGTCAACATGAGAACTTGCTTGATACTGAGTATCACGCAAGAAGAGGCCATTGTTCATTACTGGTGTAGCCATTTTTCTAGTTTTTATTAAGTATTAGGTTATCGTTTAAATATATTTTGCTGTCTTGGTATGCTCCTTCTTGTTGGTTTTGGCTCTTCTTGTTCAGTCATTGTAGAAGCAATTTTTCTAGCTTCCTCTGTTTTTAACTTTCTTACTGTATCTGTAACTTGTTCAGCCTTAGCAATTGTTTGAATGTTTTTTTTGTATCCAGCAGGATCTGCTAATAACCACAATGCTTCTGCAATTAAGTCATATCTTGGTTCTACAAACTGATATCTTTCAAGAAGATGCCCTAATAGATTAGTGTTTCTACCTTGCAAAGATTGATACTTAGGTTGAGTTAACTCTGTAAATAAGAAAGCTTGAGTTTTCTTATCCATCTTCACTCCATTTAAATGTCCATCTTTCAATGTGTCATAGACATTATCCATGAATTGATGAGCTGCCTCTTGTTGCTGCTGTTTAAACTCTTCTTGTTGTCTAAGCTGATATTCAACAACTTGCTGTTGCATCTTATCCAACTTTGGTTTAAACTGAGCAGCTTTTTTATTAAGAGTTCCTAAGTCTTTCCAAGTTTCAATTTCCTCATCAATCTCTTCTTCGTTACCAAACTGAGTAGCTCTAAGATATTGACGAGCAATGTATTCTTGATCATTATCATCATTAGGGTCTAATTGTCTTACTTCCTCCACGTGAGAAAGAGCTTTAAATAATCCTTTTAAGTCTTGACCACCATCTGCAATATACTTGTAAGCATATTTTAATTCATTAGGTAGTGATTCAAAGAACGATGCAGGTACTTCCTGCTTTACTCTATTTTCTCTATCTTCAAAATTAGCTTGGAGTAACTCCTTCCAATCTTTAGTAGAGTATTCTTCCAAAGGTTTCTCATCATCAAAAGGTACAATAAGACCTTCATCAATTAACTTAGAGAATGTATCTACTAAGCCTGATTTGTCAACCTTTGGTCTGCCACCAGTAGCAGCTTTTGGTGTATCATCTTCCTCATCAAATAAGTCAGAGATTACTTCTTTAGCAGCTTCTAGCTCTGCAGGTTTTAGCTCACCTTTTTGTTCTTCAGATTTCTCACCTTCTTGAGCTGCTTTAGCTTCTAAGAAAGTAGTATCTAAATCTTTAGGTTTAGAGAATACAGTTGTTTTTGTAGACTCTGGTGATGTAAGCATATCATCTGCACCTGGCATTGATAAGAACTCATCTAGATTAATATCTAGGTTTTGATTTGATTCTGGCATATGTTGTTGGTTTTAATTGACTGCCTATTAATAATATATGCAATTTTAAACTTTAAAGAGTTACAAAGGGATTGTTTTTAAAAAATATTTTGCACTATATAGCTAATTATTTTTTAGGCTTCCCTTTATCATATTTATTTTTATTGGTTTGAGCTATTTGAAGCTGTTTGTTTGCAATGTCTTCTCTAGTTTGAAGCTCTTGTTGTTTAAGATTCATTTTCTGAGATTCTCTATTATTTTTGTTAATCTCAGATTCTCTTTTAAGGCTGATGAGATCATCTTCTTGCCTTTTCTTATCAAGATACTGCAAAGAATCAAGGTAATCACTTTGTTGATTTGCGTTAACATCTCCTGTCTGATATCCTGCTCCTTTGATTTCAGCCACTTGAATTTGGGTTTGTCTATCTAACATAGCTTGTTCAGCTTCAAATCTTTGCTTAGCTTCTTGAGATTGTTGCTGAGCTTGCAACTGTTGCTCTTGCATTTGTTGTTCATGTTGCTGTTGTTGCTGTTGTTGAGCATTTGTTTTCTGCTCAATAGCTTTTAATGCATGAGTTACTTCAGCCATTGAATCAGCTTTTACTAATGATGCAAGATCATAGATACTAGCACCTGCTGTATTATTCTGGATAGCCATTTGTTTGATCTGCTCTAAGATTTGTTTATGATTAATCTTAGTAGATACAAAAACATTTAACTCTCTAGATAACAATTCAGTACCATTCATCTCAAAGTTTACTTTCTCATCCATAGATGTCATATAAGATAATCTTATAGATGGTCTACGAGAGTTATAGAACTGAGCTAAGTCTGTTCTCATCTGATGTACTCTTGGCATTAGATGCTCAGAGTGTTGTACAAAGTACATTTCAGTTTGAGAGTAACTTGCATTCACTGCTTGTTCTACTCCTGTCGCTGTCTCTTGAGAATTAACTTGTCCCATTCTTTGAGGGGTAACACCTATTACTTCATAGGCCTGTTGCTTGAAATAAGAAGCAAGCTGAACCCTTGACATCATTCTTTGTGTCTGCTCAAGATTCAATACTTGATAATGATTAAATCCAAGAGCATTCTCAGTGTTGGTAATACTTGTATCTAATGGTAATATTTGGAAGTTCTTCATTGCAACATATGCCTTAGCATAGTTGTTCTTACCCCAATCTTCACCAGCTGAATGTTTAGGTAAAGCATTGTGATCCAACATGATAACTGTACCTAATTCATCAATTAAGATATCACTGATCTGATTGTTAACTAAGTTGTAACCTATTTGGAATGGCTTCATCTTATCAACTAATGATACAGATCTAGAGTTACGATCTGAAAACACTGATCCTTCTACAGGAAGCTTGCAACCATATAATGTAAAGTCACCTTTGAATTGGAACTTGACAGGATGAATGTTTAAATAAATAGGTTGTAATCCCATGTAGTCAGCATTACCATAGAAGCTTGGTCTATTAGGACCAACCTTTAGACCACCCCATACTTGGTTAATCCAAATCCAATCAATATGTTCACCTTGTACTAAGGTTTCTCCATTCTTTTGTTTAATTACAGTAGTATCATACTCAGGTTTAACTGTAACTACATAGTCTTCTGTGACTATTTCTTGCATCTTCATCCCTGTTTCAGGATCAATCTTAGTAAGATGACCCACCATTCTTTGAGACTTCCAATAACATGTCGTTACTCTCAGTAATTGATATGTACCAAAGTCTGCTAAGTCTTCGCTTTCATTGAGGATACGAGTGATGATATCATCCCCAGCAGCCAAGAAATAGTCATTGACAGAGGTAAACTGCCTAAAACCAAGACTAGGAGAACTAGTATTCCACTGATAAGAACGAGTACCATCATAAAAAGTACCATCATTTTGATAACCTTGGATAGGATATCCAGCAGCCTTTTTAGGGTAAATGCTTTCAAGAGATCTAAGTTGTTCATCATCCATTAAATAACCATATCTGTCAATGATATCAGAGACAGTATGAAGTTCTATTTTACCTACAAAATTACCTTGTGAAATATATCTAACATCAGGAGACTTATGATAGAATGTAAGAACTGGGTTCCATAATTCTACTTCATAATCATCCTCATCCATTCTAAAATGCCAAAACTCCCTATCAGATATAAGCATATCTCTAAATGCTCTAATTTCAAGTTCTTTCATTTTAAATCTTTCAACATCTGCTTCATGTTGATGCACCGCCCATTGTTCAGTCATTGATCTATAATCCTTCTTAAAGAATTCTTCAATCTGTGGTAACTGTTTAATATTTTCTGGTGCCATTACTTGCTTAAACTCATCTGATTCTGGATCTGCACCTTGATTAATAAGGTTCATTGCCAACTCCATTTCAGCTTGTTTAATCAAAGTCTGTTCAATCATTCCTCTCTTTGCTTCAAGCATTTCATTATAAGATGCTTGATCAGTACTTACGTATTGAACTTTATCTGTACGCTTTGCAAATTCCCCAAGCATTACATTAATAACATTAGGGATAATAGGATAGAACTTAAGCTCTAATGCTGATACATCTTCTCTAGTTAATGTATCAATTAGATCTGCATATTCATTATCTTCTTCTACAACATAATCTGTTTTATCTATAATGCTGTTTGCAATCTTATAGTTCTTTAAAAGCTTTCTTGCATTTCTTCTTAGTTGTCTAAGACCTTCCATCTCAAACCAATCCATATTCCAACATCCCCACTCTTCATCTTTCTGATGCTTAGGTAGGAATTGAATAGGTTGGGTTAATGTACCCATTCTGGTGTAATCACTTTTTACACCCTTCTTGGCTTGCATTGCGTTTATTACTAATGGCATAGCTTAATTATTTTAAATTTCTAAATGCTTGTCTAGGCATTCTCTCTGATGTTTTAGAATGAGATTTGCCTAGATTACGAAATGGACTTATATTTAATTTAGTCAAATTTGATGACTTTTGCGAATTATTTCTAGGATTTGTTTCAGTTTCAACCTTATGTGGCATTCCTCTGTTAGATTGTTGGACCTTTGCAAAGGCTACTAATGCACAGAATGCCACTAATCTATCCACGTTTAATCCTTCTCTATACTGCTGCATTTCTTTTAACAATACAGGATCAGGAATTCTTTCCACACCATAAGTAGTCTTAACAATATCTCCATTCTCTTTTGTCTCATGATCTATCTCTTCTGTTAAGAATTGTACACCATAGGATATAAGATGTGTTTTAAATAATGTACCTGTGTTCTTCCAACCATATTCTTGAAACACATTGGCATTAGAACCTAAATCTTTTAAGAATAATATCTGTGATTTAGGCACTAAGTATCTCTGTTTCTTTTTATGAATCATGTGTTGAATAAATAATGATATATTATTCTCCACTACTGTCCATGCTCCATAATATACAATCAACTTCTCAAGAGTTTCATGTGTCTTAGTAAGATCATCATATCTACCACACCATGATGCTACTAACTTATCTCCCTCAATAGCATTCTCTATACTACCATCTAGTTTCTTTTTAGTTATCTGCACAGGACTCTTATATACAAATATACTACATAATGAATCAGAGGTAGTTGTCTTACCCTCACCTACAGGATCGACTGATGCATAATATGTACCAAATGGTGCGTCTTTCATAGGTCTCTCCCACATTAATACAACACCTTCTTTGTTTTCTGTTCTAGGTGATATAGGAAATTCAGTGATGGGTAATCTCTTGGATGGTTTAGCTTCTACATTACCTTGTGCATCATACTCTAATTCTACAGCCTCACAAAAATATTCCCTGTCTTCTATTCTTCTAATCTGCTGTGTCACTAAATGCAAAGGCCAAACAGATGCACTTCTTGTAGCAAATGCTTCTTGAATATTAGTTGGCTTCTGCGATATCCTCAGCTGATAATCATTAGCTTTCAAGGTTTTCTTCCACACCTTTCTTTCTTCTATGATCATCTCCAATGCTTTCTCCACCAATGAGTTACCATACTCATCAATACAAGGAATCATTGACCATTGTTCAGGTATGAATAAACCACACATTCCTGTCTGATTTTGATCATCCATCAGATTAGTTTCCACTGCTAATACATCCTTAGAGTCAGGGTTATAGATGATATCTCTCAGTGGTTCACACTGATCTAAGTCACCCACTGATCCTGCAACAGCAAACATAC